CAAGCAGGCCGACTTCACCAGCAAGGCAGAAACCAAGGGCCTAGCCGAGCAGTTGCGCGAAAACGAAGACGTCGCCCGCATCATGAAAAGCGGCAAGGGCGCCACCAAGTTCAAGCTTTCCGGTAAGGCGGTATCCGACATCCTGGAGACGAAGAACATCGACTCTTCGACCATCGGCCTCACCACTGCGAACGTCATGCCATTTGAAATGGGATCGTATGTGCAGGAGCCGCGCAAGCAGCTTCGGATGCGCGACGTGATCCCGAACCGGCCGATTTCATTAGTCCAGTACAGCTTCCCCAAGTACAGCATCACCGGCACCAAGGCATCGCCCGTCGCGGAACGCAGCGCCAAGCCCATCAATGCGTTTGATCCGACCATCGTTACCGAGCGCGTGAAGACGATCGCCACATACTTCGATTGCTCACGGCAGGTGCTCGACGACTACACCGAGCTGCAAGGCATTCTGACCTCGCTGGGATCGTACAAGGTGAACGCCGAAATCGACCGGCAGATTCTTTCCGGCTCGAACACGGGAGAAGATTTGGACGGCGTGATCACGCAGGCGACCGCCTACGATACCACGCTGCTCTCCGCCGCCACCGGCTACACGCTGATGGACCAGATCAACGCCGCCGCACAGCAGGTTGCCGCCGCCGACGAATTCCCGGCCACGTTCTTCGTCTGCAACCCAACGGACTGGTACCGCATGACCCGGCTGAAGGACAACAGCAAGCTGTATTTACTGGGTGGCCCGATGATGGGCGTCGGTCCCAAGGACATCTGGGGCTTGACGCCTGTCCCGACCACGCAAATCACGGCCGGCACGTTCCTCGTTGGATCCGGCACCTCCGCGGCTATCGAATACCGTAACCGCATGGAGTTAGAAGTGGCCATTTCGACGGAAGAAGGCAACAACTTTACGAAGAACATGGTCACCATCCGGTTTGAAGCCCGTGGCCTCCTGGCGGTCTACCGTCCCGGCAGCTTTATCACCGGCACATTCCTCAACTCGCCCGCGCAGTCGTAGTTTCCTCTCCCTCCGACCTGGGGCGGCTCCTCCGCCCCGCTTTTTTCTCCATGGAACTCATAGCTACCAGAAAACTAGCCCTCGGCCGCGACACCTACGAGGAAGGGCAGTTTTTCCAAGTCCATCCGCACGTTGGCCGCCAGCTATTGCAAGCCGGCAAGGCGCAGGAAGCCACCGTCCATGTGCCCGTCTCAAACGTCGGCCTCGTATCGTGCATCATGCCGACCAAAGACCGCCGCAAGTGGATTCCGCGGGCGTTGGAGTGCTGGCAGGCACAAACTTATCAGCCGCTCCAACTCGTCGTGCTCGACAACGGAGCCGACCCCATCAAAGACCTACTCCCCGCCGACCAGCGAATTATTTACACCCGCGCTGGCCAGGGAATGAAGCTCGGGATGCTCCGAAATCTCGCGTGCCAGCTTGCCACTGGCGAGTTTATCGCCCATTGGGACGACGACGACTGGTACTCACCGGATCGCATTGAAAAGCAGATTGCCGCCATCGGCTCCGCGCCCATGTGCGCGCCGCTTGGGTGCCACTTTGCCAGCGAAGCGCAGGCGTACAAAATCGACGCTGATCCGATGTATGGAATCGGCTCTGGGCTCCTGTACCGCCGTGATTATTGGATGCGTTCGCGCTTCGCTCCCGTAGCACACGAGGGCGAAGATTCGATGTTTCTCCAGCAGTGCAAAAACAAGGTGCACATCGACGGCTACGGCCTCATGGTTGCCTCCGTCCACGACAAGCACACCGCCCAGCGCATCTTGAAAACGAAATGCCCGATGTCTGCGCTTCCGGCTGGTTATCGCTGGGTGTCATAAAAACAGGCCGATATGACGTTCGCGCGCCATACCGACCCTAACCACGGATCTAAAAGGAGATCGCATGGCCTATAGCCAGTCTACCGCAGCTAAAAGGAATAAAGATCGTCGAAAGGCTGACCCGGAAAAGTTTAGGCGCTGGGATGCCACAAAATACCAGCGAAACCGGGAAAAAATCAGGCTCCGCCAGAAACAGCGGAATGACGCGCCGGAAACTAAGCAAAAGCGGAGGGAGCAGTTAGCCTCCAGCCCGCTACTCCAAACAAAGACATCATGGAGCGCGATGATCAATCGGTGCCACCGGACAACCTCTGATAATTACAAGTATTACGGCGGGCGTGGGGTAACGGTATGCGACCGATGGCGCGAATCGTTTGATAATTTTTTTGCCGACATGGGGCTTCGCCCAGCCGGTCAATCCATAGATAGGATTGACAATAACGGCAACTACGAGCCAGGTAACTGTAAGTGGGCTACAAGAAGCGAGCATATGAGGAACCGAAGGCCGATGCCAGTTAAATGTGAATGTGGCGCATGCGTGACTTGCAGGAACAGGGTTGCTACCCGGTTATATCGAGCAAGAAAAGCGGTGGCGTAATGCCAGTTTGGTACTGTATTCCTTCCGCCAAGCCGGCGAGTGAGGCGCAGGACTGCATTAACGCCTGGCGCCAAATGGGCTACAAGGTGGCCGTGTGGCGCGATGCTGAAGCGGAGCCGGTAGACACTGACTTCGCCACCTACGGACCCTATCCAGGCTACGCGCAAGCGGTCAATGCCCTCGCGCATACCGTCCTTGCGATGGACCCCGGATGCCAATGGGTAGTAACTGGCGGAGACGACGTTTTCCCGGATCAAAACAAGCACCCGGAACAGATCGCGCGCGAATGCTCGCGCCGGTTTGGGAAGGGTGATATAGCCAGCCACGGTGACGCCGAAGACCTGTTCGGCACCTACGGAGTCATGCAGCCGATCGGCGACGGCTGGGGCGGCATCGAGCGCATCTGTGGCAGCCCGTGGATGGGGCGCGAGTGGTGCGAAAAGGCGAACAAGGGTGCCGGTCCGCTACACCCGGATTACTGGCATATGCATGTAGACGAGCACCTGCAGGAAGCCGCGAAGGCGCAAGGTTGCTTATGGCAGCGCAAAGACTTGAAGCACGAGCATCGGCACTGGGTGCGCGAGAAGCGACCTATGCCTGGTTACCTAGTCAAAGCCAACACAATGAAGCATTGGGAAGAGTCGAAGGCGTTATTCAACCGCCACCGCGCAAGCGGCTTCGCGGAAAGTTACCCGGCATGACCAAGCATTTGATTACCTTCGGCGGAGCCGCCTATGACGAACTGACCGAAAAGGTAGCGCGAGACTATAAGCGGTTTGGCGTTGATGAATTCCACGTGTATGACGACAAGTGGCTCACCGAACAGCCGTTTTTTTTGACACCTGAGTTTCAGTGGTTGTTCACGCACCGCGGCGTAGGCAATCCGCATGGGAGACGCGGCTTTGGCTGGTTCGCGTGGAAGCCTTTCATTATCCGGCACGCGCTTGACCGGGTAGCTGACGGTGACATTGTAATGTTCATCGACGCTGACACTTACCCGATAGCGGACCTTTCCGTACTGTACAAGGAATGTGCGCGCATTGGCGGAATTATGGCGTTTGCGGCGACCGCTGGGCCGGAACCATTCAAGAATCGCGAATGGAACAAGCGCGACTGCATGATCCAGATGGGAATGGACGAAGAGCGGTACCTGGAAGCGTCAACCGCCGTCGCCCGGTTCATGCTGTTTCAGAAGGGCGCTCCGCTGGTCGATACGTTCCTGGCCGAGTGGCAGTATTACTGCCTAGACCCGGTTTGCCAAACCTTCGAGCCGTCCACGCTGGCGCCGGAACACCCAGGATTTCGCGAACACCGCACGGAGCAGGCTATCTATACCAACCTTTGCCACCGCTACGGCCTGAAGCTGTACCGAGAGGCGTGCGCGTTCGGGAATGAGCACCAGCAGGACTGGGAGCTTTACCCGCAACTGTTCGTACAGAAAGACCCAGCCCGCCCGAAGTCATTGCAAGGGAGCCGATACCGGAATGTCGTTTAGCCAGAATGACGAAGAGCGGTACATCCTCAAGTGGACGCCCGAAAATGGCCGGCTACTGGACATCGGCGCATGGTGGCCGACGAACCTCTCCAACACCCGCGCCCTAATCGAAAAGGGCTGGTCGGGCGTACTCGTGGAGCCGTCGCCAGGACCGATGCGGGTGCTATTAGGCGAGTACGGCGGAAACGAGAAAATCACGCTGCTGCAGGCGGCCGTGACCGCCCATGGTAAACGGATCACCATGCAGGTGACCGACTACCCGGTGTCTACCTCTGATCACAAAGTCTACTCGCTTTGGCAGACCGACCCACTGACGCAGTACCTCGGGCCGCTGGTGGTTCCGTCGCTGACCATTGCCTCAATTTTCGAGGAGTTCGGGCGCTTCGATTTCATTGATATTGACGCCGAAGGCCAAAGTGTCGAACTCGCGAATCAGCTCCTCGAAGGCTCTAATGACATGCTCCCGCAGTGTTTCTGCGTCGAGCACGACGGCTACGCGCCTCAACTCGAAGTCGCCGCCCGCAAGCGCGGCTACAACCACTTCCACATCACCGGGGAGAACTTAGTTGCGGCTCGTTAACATCCAACCCGTTCGCAATGAGGCATGGTGCCTGGGCCTCACGGCTCGCGCCCTGCTCCGTTGGTGCGACGATGCCGTATTCCTTCTCCACGCTTGCACGGACGCCTCCGAGGCTATCCTGGAGGCCGTGGCGGCCGAGCATCCGGGGCGCGTGCATGTGATCCACGAGGCGGAAACGATCTGGCGCGAGATGCACCATCGGCAGCGTCTGCTGGAATACGCCCGCTGCCTCGACGCCACGCATATTGCCGTAGTGGACGCCGACGAGATTATCGCGGGAGACACCCTGCCCTCTATGCGCTACCATGTTGCGCACCTCTCGCCCAAACGCTTCGCCGCGATCAAATTCAGGAACATCATCGACGGCCTGGACCAGTACCGCGCCGAGCGCGGTCCATGGGGAACCGAGGCGGGGACTATCGTGGCCTTCGGTGATCATGGCCACCTCTGCTGGGAAGCCCGCAATGGCTACGACCATCACCAGCGCAGCCCGTATGGAGCGGTCCAGGCTTCGTATATCCAAGGCGGGGGGCTCCTGCACCTCCAGTTTGCCAACCGGCGCCGCTTGCTCGCCAAGCACGCACTGTATAAGGCATCGGAGCGAGTGAAGTATCCGAACAAATCCATTCGTGACATCGACGCGCTCTACAATATGGCCCCGTCTATGGCCGGTATCACCAAGCAGCCGACGCCCGCGGAATGGTGGGCACCGTATGCCGACCTGATGCATCACTGCGACATCAACGCCGAGCCATGGCAGGAACAGGCAACGCGGGAGCTGGTGGCAGAACACGGAGCGGCGAATTTTGGCGGACTCGACTTATTTGGGGTGGCCTAATGAGCACAATTCTAAAACTCACCGTCACCTCGCCGGTTCAATCCTTCGAGGAACCTGTTACCCTCTCCGAGATCAAAGGCGCGCTCGGCATCCCCGACGCCGACACCTCCCGCGATGTGCTTTTGGACGCCTACGCGCCCGCCGCGCGCGAAGTGGCCGAAGTCTGCCAGCAACGCGATTTGGTGGCGAAGCAGTGGGATCTCTTTCTCTCGTATTTCCCGTGCGGTGCCATCGATCTGCGCGACAACACCACCAGTATCGAGACGTTCCGGTATCGCAAAAGCGATGGTGATTACGTGACGATGGTGGCTGGCACGGATTACGAATTTGATGCCGCGCTCTCGATCCTCACTCCCGTGAGCAATGGGACCTGGCCGGCTGCGCAACTCTGGCCATCGTCAGCTATCGAGATTCAGTTCACGGTCACGCCGCCAGCTATCCCATCGCGACTCAAGCGCGGAATTCTCGCGCTGATCTCCCTGTGGGATGCCAACCAAGTTCCGGCTGAACTCGGCGCATCGGCGGTACAGAATTACCCGTTCATGCTGTCGTTGCTTGAGATCGGCCGTCGCGAAATCGTATGACGAACCGCCAGAAACACAAAGGCAACCCCGGCCGATTCACGCAGTTGCTCACCATTACCGCATCGAGCGGAGCGCGCGGCGATGGCGGCGACTTCCAGCCCGCCTGGGGCGGCGAGTCTACGCAAGTCCGCGGCATGTGGCGGAAGACTTCGTTCACGGAAAACTCCATGGAAGGCGGGCGCTACTCGCGCGCTTCGGGAGTGTGGGAGATCCCGTGGATACCCTCGCTGGCCGAGGACTTCCGCGTCAGCTACACCGACCGCAACGGGACGACCCAATACCAGCGAATCGTGGGCATTGACGACCCGGAAAAGCGCGGGCGCGAGCTGCATCTGTACGTGATCGAAGACGAAGGGGCGAATATATGAGGGTGCAGGAAGCCATCACGCGGCAGCTGGCGCAAACCAGCAGCGCGACGTATGCAGTGTGCGGTACCCGCGTGTATTGGAATCTCCTCCCAAAAAACCCAGTTCTTCCATTCGTTCGCGTGAGTAAAACCGCCAAGCGGGCCATCATCCAGGGCCTCACCTTCACCTCCGAGCCGAGCATCACTGACATTCAAATCGGCTGCTTTGCCAAGACGCAAGAGGCCGCCGCCGACCTTGCCGACGCGGTAACCGCCGACCTTTCCACCTACGGCACTATCTGGCAAGCGCTCCCGCTGACTAGCCCGGTCACAGGAGGCGCGCTCACCGCAAAGATCGAACCAACCGGCGAAGAAGATTTGATTTCAGACGACCTGATTGAGCTAGGCGTCGCTGGCGAAGCGCGGACGTTTTCCGTCCACGTTCGCTGATTTGCGCGCGAGTACGCACGCATCACCACTAACCCATTAGCTACCGCCACATGGCGGGAAGGAAACCTATGGCACAAGCCTATAGCGCCGCCGGCTCACTGCTCCAATTTGGTAGCTCCAGCCCGGTCACCTACACCACGATCCCATACGTAATGGGGTACACCTATGGCGGCTCTGAGCGTCCGCGAATCGACGTGACGCCGATCTCCGCGACGGCCACGGAAACCATCCCCGATATTCCTGGCGAGCAGAATATCTCGTTCGACATCGCCTACGACCCGGACGACACGCAGCACGCCGCCCTGCTGGCCGCCTACAACGCCGGAACTACGCTGCTGTACTTCCGCGACCGGCATGACAACACCGGCGCCTGCGACGAGTACTTCACCGGATACGTCACCCAGTGGAATCGATCCGCCGCCAAAGGCGCTGCCCGTATGGTTTCGGTGGTCATCACCATGACCGGCGCTATCAACACCGTCCCGTAACCATATGATCAACCCAATCAACCCGCCAATCGAAGTCGGTTGGCTCGGGAAACTGTATCCCTGTGACCTCACCCTCGGCCAGCTCGCGCTGGTCGAGGGGGAGGCGGGGATTGCCATTGTCTATCCGGCCGCGTCGATGCTCTGGCAGAAGCCAGAAGCCTACCAGCGAGGCGTTCTTTTGTACGCCATGCTCAAGCCGCACGAACTGCCAACCGCCACATTGCCAGCGTGCATGGCGGCCGTCGTCGGCGAACAGCGCGACTATTTCCTCGTCAAACTCCAGAAGGCCACCGACCGCCTGCTGCCTCAACTGCAATCTATTTGGGGCGGGCCGGAAGAGGCACCAGCCAGCCCTTTGGACGTGAGCAGTGGTGGACAGAACTCTGGGCTTCCGCTCGTATCCACATCGGACTCGGCGAACGAGACTTTTGGGATCTAACGCCCGGTCAGTTCATGGACCTGAGCATCACGAAAGCGAGGGCGAATGGCGAGACCGAGGAGCGTAATAACTCGCGCTGGCCGTTGGCGCGCTGAAGTTACGGGGCTTAAAGCCGTTCAAACCAGCTTTGCTGAACTGTCGTCGATACTCACAGCCGATGGCCGCGTGGAAAAATATCAACGCGGCTTGGCCATTGTCAAAGACGGATTCGCACGTGCGGCCGCTGTAATTCGTGACGCCGCGCGAACTGCAATCGGCAGTAGATCCCGCCGCGTGGCTGGCGCCACCTTCGCCTTCTACGACCTCGACGCAGGCCGCACGAAAGCGCAGAAGCGCTCGTCGCTTGTGGGCGTCAGGACTGGCGCTCCGCCGCGATTAGATCGCAGCATCTATCGCGTTTGGGGCGCTGGCTCCACCCGTAAAAACGGCACAACCGCAACTAACGGCCTCGGTATTTCACTGGGCCGCATATTTGAATCCGGCACCCGATACCGGCGCGGGACCCGCTTCTTCTCCGCTGCGATCCGCAACACCAAATCGCAAGCAATCCAGACGCTCGTAACTGCCTACAAGGACGCGATCCGCATATTCAATGGCTAGCCTAATTGTCAAAATCACCGGGGATGCCAGCGGCTTTCGAGGCGCGATGGACGGAGCGAACCGCGCCCTGGATTCCGTCGCAACCAAAGCCGACAAGGTAAGCGGCGCCATTGGCTCACTGGGCACCACAATGTCCGTGGGACTGACTGCGCCTATCCTTGCTCTCGGCGCTGGCGTTATCAAGACGGCGGCCGACATGGAATCCTTGCGCCTGGGCCTTGCATCCGTGGCAAAGGGTGCCGATACCACTGAGGTTCAATTGGCGCGGCTCAAGGAAGTCGCCAAGCTGCCAGGACTGGGCTTCTCCGAGGCCATCCAAGGATCGGTGCGGCTTCAGTCTGCCGGCTTCTCCGCGCAACTCGCGGAGCGGTCACTGAAAGCCTTTGGGAACGCGCTGGCCACTGTTGGCAAGGGCAAAGCCGACCTAGACGGTGTAACGCTGGCACTGTCGCAAATTGCCAGCAAGGGCAAGATTAGCGCGGAAGAGATCAACCAACTCGCCGAGCGGGTTCCGCAGATTCGCGTCGCCATGAAGGCCGCATTTGGCACTGCCGATACCGAGGTTTTACAGAAGGCTGGCATTGGCGCGGAGGAGTTTGTCACGCGCGTTGTCGCGCAACTGGAAAAGCTCAAGCAGGTATCGGGCGGTACAAAAAACAGCCTGGAAAACCTCGCCGACAAGTTCAAGGAAACCGCCGACCGTATTGGGTCCAAGATGCTGCCAGCGGTCAACGAACTGTTGCCTAAACTCGAATCACTAGCGGGCATAGCCGGGGATGCAGTGGAAGGCTTCGCTAGGCTGCCAAACGAAGTGCAGAATACCGCGCTGGCGCTTACTGCCGTGGCCATCGCGGCGGGGCCGGTCATCAAGGCCTTCCAAAGTATGCAGGCTGGGCTCGCATCCATCCAATTGGCGGCCGGGTTGGCTGGAGTTGGGCTGGCTACGCTGTTCGGCGCTGTTGTCATTGCCGGAATCGCTCAAACCATGAGCGCAATCGACCAGTTGCGCGCGAAGACCAAGGCGTATTACGACGACCTGGACCGCCGCCGCACGGGCAAACAGGATATCATCGCGGGCCAGGAAAACGCTGGGCTCGGCGGGGTTCGCACGCGCGAATCGTTCATCATCACGGAAGCGTCGAACGCTGCGGTTAAATACAAAATCGACTTAAAAGCGCTGTCAGACGAACTTGGTCTATTTGGGCAGACTTCCATCAAAGCCAAAGAGGACACGCTAAACCTCGCCGACGCCTACGGCAAAACGGCAAAATCAGTCACGCTCGCTTACGAGGCGCATAAGGCGGCGAAGCCACCGACGATGGATTTACTGGCGCTATTCGAGCGGTTTAAGGATGTGGCCGCACAGAAGACCAAGGCCGTTGACCTGTTGGCGCAAATGATGGACCGCTACGGGACAGTGACGGAAGTAGCAACTATTCGGGCGGCGAAAGGCATGGACCTTTTATTCCGTTCCTACCGCCAACTCTCCGACGCGCCGGATCTCGGCAACCTGAACAAGATTGACTTCTCAAAACTGCCAAAGGCGCCCGATGCCGGCCTGCCTGGACCTGGAGGGTTTGAGGAATTCCAGCGTAGCGGCCGCAACATCGGGCCGGAAGGTATACTGACCCGTGAGCAAGCCGACGCTATCAAAGACCGTTACAGGCAAGTCGGCAAAGCTGGCCAAGCCGCTATGCGGCAAGTGTCAACCGTCATCACTGATCTCTCTCGCGGTATCGCCGACGTCATTTTCAAGGGCGGCAAGTTTGGCGACATGATGGCCAACGTAGCCAAGCAGGCAGGGCAGGCAATTGTGCGCGAACTGATCGAAGGCGCGCTGAAAAAGCTGGCCACGAAACTGCTAGACGTTGGCGGCATCATGGGCAAGGTCTTCGGCGGTGCCGGTGGAGCTGGCGGCACTATCTTCTCAGCGGCCGGAAGCGCGGGCGGAAGTGTGGCGGGGGCAGCCGGTTCAGCGGCTGGCGGTGTTGGCGGCGCAGCCAGCGCGGCAACATCCTCTATTGCCGGCATCGTCGGTGCAGTTGGCTCTGTAGTCTCTGCCGTTTCGGGCGTCATCGGCAATTTCCAGATGGCACATATGAACACCGCCCTCGGACGCATCGAGGAAAATACTCGCTATACGAAAATCTGGACCGGCGAACAGTCGCAGTCCCTCCTCTGGTGCGCGCAGAAGTCCACGGAATACCTCGGCTACGCGGTCAAGTCGCTGGACATGATCGGCCTCCTAAACTCGCAAATGCTCGGGCTCGCGCAAGCGGGCGGCGGGGCTGGCGGGACCACGATCAACATGGCCGGGGCATACCTGCTCACCGACGCCGCGCTGGATGACTTTATCGAGCGCTTCTCGCGCCGGCTCAAGACACAAGGCCTCTAATGGGCATATCAGTCCTAATACAATCCACCCTTCGGAATAACCTGACTGGGCGGGACGGAGTGTCTATTACCAAGGCACTCCGCACTATCCCGACAGCCAGCATCCGCACCGTGGATAAAACCGGGGCCTTCCTGCCAGCCGTGGGCAACCTGATCGAAGTCCAGGACGACCTCGGCGGACCAACGGTGACGCTGTTCGGTGGCTCGATCAACGAAGTCGAGCGCATTCGACACCGTACCAGCATCGCCACGCTTGAAACCAACTGCTCGTGCGTCGGCAAGGCTGACCGGCTGGAGCGGCGGCTGGCCGGGTACTACGAATACACCGGGAAAACGGGCGGATACATCCTCGGTCAGATGGTGGCGAATAGCCTATCGGGCGACATCGACATTGCCTCCCCATCAGGCATCGCTGCTGGCCCGGTAATTGATTCCCTGGTGTGGGATTACCCGACATGCAAGGATGCCGCAGATTCCGTCTGCAACCTCACCGGGTACGAGTATTACGTCACGCCGGAAGGAACTTTTTCCTACTTCCTGCCCGCGTCGAATGCCTGCCCAGTTAGCATCACGGACGGATCAAACGTCAGCAAGATCACCACGCGCGAGACGCGAGAGGACTTCTGTAACCGAGTCACTATCAAAGTAGCCAATGCGCTCCGCGACCCGGAAACCGAGAACTTCACGGGCGACGGGGTGTCCACCAGTTTCAACGTCACGAACCCCCTCGCGCAGGCGCCCGACATCTTCATTGGCTCGCCCGCCGTCGCGCAAACAGTCGGAATAATCGACGTGGATACCGGCAAGGATTGGTACTGGCAAGAAAACTCGACCGAGATCCGCCAGGACAGCGGGGCCACGGTCATCAGTTCCGGCGTCTCGATCATGGTTACCTACGTCGGCACCGAATCAATTCTGGTGTCGGCGGCCAACACCACCAGCATCAGCGACCGGGCAACGGCCGAATCAAACAGCGGGGTCTACCACAAATTACTCACGCTCGACACCAAGCTAACGCGCGCCAACGCGCAAGCCGTCGCCGACGCTTACGTTGACCGCTATTCTTCGCTGTCAGTCGTCATGGTTTTTGAGACAGACACGCTCCTGGAACCCGACTGCATCAACATCGAACCAGGCCAAACGCTCACGGTTTCCCTCACTGGCTACCAGTGCGCGGGGACCTATCTTGTCCGCTCCGTTACGCTTCAATCCCGCCTCAATGATCAACACGAGGCCCGCTGGGCGGTGCGCGTCGAGGCTGTTTCTGGCCCGGTGCTACGCAATTATGTGGACGTGTTCCGCGATCTCTCTGGCGGAGGCGGCAACGTCAGCGGCTCCAGCTCCATGGCGTCAGCGGGGAGCGGCGCCGGGGTGTATGTCTACGAGCCCGCGAAGCTAACGGCCAACACTACAATCACCGCGCCGGTACCAGCGACCAAGGGCGCGACGATGGTGGTCTTTATCAAGCAAGGCGCAGGCCCGTACAGCATCAGTTTTGACCCGGATCAGTTCGCCCAGATCGTCAACACGAATATTCCCGCCGTTGAAGACAGGGAGATCGCCTTCCCATTCGTCGGCCGCGCCGATGGCCTCTGGTGGCCAATGTCGTTTGCACGCGAGATGAGCTAATGAATAAATTCCCCATTTGTTTTGCCTTGGCAGCCGTGGCGGCGTTTCCGCAAGCACAGACGCCTCTTACTATCACCCAATCCGCTGGCAGTGCCACGGGCGAACTGCGTATGCAGGAGCGGCGCACGAACGGGACCGATTACGTTGGCTTAAAGGCTCCACAGTCAGTCGCCCCTAGCGTCACGTGGACCCTTCCTGCCGCCGACGGAACCGCGGCGCAATGCCTCCAGACGGATGGCGCGGGGGTTCTATCGTTCGCCGCCTGCGCCGGCTACTGGACCCTCAGCGGTTCCGACATCTACCGCTCAACCGGGCTAGTCACTATCGGGCACACGGCCGCCACGGTCCGCCTCGGCCAAAACCTCAACACTAACAAAGCCTCCGATTACGGCGGCATGGCGCTAAACACGTTCTCCGCCACCGGCTCGCACGGGAGCGTCCTGGACTTCAATAAGAGCGCCAGCGGCACACTGGGCGCTCACGGCGCTGTATCCAGCGGAGACACACTTGGATTCTTCGCTTTTCGCGGCTCAGATGGAGCGAATTACCAGCGCGCCGCGGAAGTAAACGGTGAGGTCGATGGCACTGTTTCCTCGG